CAGGCATTCCATTCGGCTTCGGTGTATTCGGGTCCAAACAGGTCTTTTCCAAAGTCGTCGCGAATCTTCCGGGTTTCGTTGTAGTTGTTGTTTTCGGTGCGCTCGTGGTAGTAGTCCGAAAATACGGTGTACAAAATTCGCGCGCTTAAACTGGTGTCGATGTTCCGGAGGGCGTGGTTCGATGTAAAACAGAATTTTGGGCTAAGGTCGAACGGAATTTCATAACTCTGGTTGTTTTTTGGGTTTACAATCAGCTCGCCGGTTATACTGTCGAAAAAGAATTTGTAGTTTAGGTAAAGGTCGGCATCGTCAACCAGCACATAATCGGTGTGCTCGGTTACCCGGTCGTAAAGGTGCGGGTTCTCGGTCATCTTTGGGTTACGCCCGGAGAGGGTAACCGATTTCATAAAGTAGCGGAGGGCCTTGTAGCCAAAACTCTTTCCGGAGCGTCCGTTCGATTCTCCTTCTTCGCCCAAAACATTGTCCATAGCAAACACTGCCCAGGCGCGGCTCTGGCTTTTGTACCGGTGCAGCAGATACCCGATAGAGAAAATTTTATTAATGAGGTGTTGTTTCTGCTCAAATATCTCCTCGTCTGTCAGCTTTTTGCCATCGATGCAAAACTTGTGTGCCTTTAGGTATTTTTCAGCCTCTTCTTCCGGAAGCGACTCCAGCTCCACCTCCAGTTCCTTGCGCCAATGTATGCGGCTCGAGTTAACCAGGTAAGCAAAGTAATGCGAATTGGTGTTCAGCACATCGATGTCGTAATGTTCGTCGGCTATTTTTTTAATCTTAAACGGTGGATCCTGTTTGTTTACTTTGTGCGGAATTACTTCCTCTTTCCACACATACCTGTCGCTGCCTTCAGAGCGGCTTTCGATAACATCGTCTTTGGTAACTTTCCAAACCTTGTTTTCGAAAAACAGGTACTGCGCTTCGGGTTCGTAGTCGGTAAAGTCAATGTCAATCTGTTTCAGTCCCTGCAGCGTGGCATCGCTCAACCGGTTGGTGTTTAGCAAAAGCTCGAGTATGTCGTTGTTCAGGTAGTTTTTTTCGCAGTAATTAATCAGGAATCCTTTAATGTCTTTGGTTTGAATCTCCTCGACAATATGGCCGGCAATTTTTACAAACATCTGGCCGGTTTTCGAGTTTTTGTTTTCGATTTGGTAAAATCCGTTGGCCTGTAAAAAAAACCTGGTATTGGTTGAGCTGATGTTGTGTTTCAACCCGGTTTTGGTGGTTTCAACCTTCCAGAACCGCATTGGCTTTGCAACATTAATCAGCTTTTTAAAGTCCCAGTCTTTTGGGTATATTTCGATATAATCGAGAAAATCTTTACGGCTTTTGCCGCGCGGGTCCTTAAAATTCAGCAGGCTCTCGGGAAGCATGATGTGCTGAATATCCAAATACTGCATCCCCAGCTTGATTGCGGCGCGTATTCCGGTTTGATCAATGTCGGGGAGGTTGTACAGCACGTCAACGCAGCGGGTAATATCCTTGTAATTTTTGCCTGTAAGCTCTGCGGTTTCAGAGTTAAACCAAATGGGGTAATAACCATATCCGGCAACGTTTAGCGCATCGCGTTCGCCCGAGCAGATAATGGCGCATTCCAGTTTTTTAATCTCATGCTTGTCATCATCATCTTCGGTCTGGCTTTTTAGCTGTTTGTCGCGGTAATTCTCGTAAGCCTGGTTCAGCTGTTTTAAGCCGTTAACGTAATCTTTTTCCTTTGTGCCAAAATACCTGAACCGGTATTCTTTTGCCGGGTTTAGTGGCTCATATCTTTTCTTAAAATCGCCGTGGTCGAACAGGAAAATGGGATAATTGGCGGTGCTGGCAGTTACATAAGCCTCGCGGTTTTTAATGGTTGTGTAGCTCACCAGCGAATAAGCATTGTAACGTTTGCAAATTTCGGCAGTAACTTTTGGCCCCAGAACTTTCAGATCGGCTTCGGGGATGGTCTCCTTTATATCGAAAAAATAATCACCCTCTTTTTCGTCTGCAGTGGCCGGTCGTTTGTTAAATTCAGGTTTGTTTATTTCAGCCGAAATTCCGCCAACGCCATATATTCCGGCCAGTTGAACGATGGCTTCCCTGAACGTGAGCGATTCCTCTTTCATGTACACCTGAATTCCGTTGCGCGGAGTCTGGTCGCCCCCAAAATCGGTAAGCACCCAAATTCCATCCTGCAGCTGCTTAAGCGAGGCCGATGGTGTGCGCTCGTCGGCACGTACCCGGAAGCGTTTGTCGGCTTTGGTCTGCGCTTCTTTGGCTTGTGGAAAACAACGGTAAATAATTTCAAGTCCGCCGGATGTTGCGTCTAAAATATCCTGTTGGTCGATGTATGCCATAATAATTGTTGGTTACAGAGTTACAGAGTTACGTTTGTTTGTTGCTGGATGCTGGGTGCTGGATGCTGGTTCAGAGCGTTCTTCAGTTTCCCCTCCTGGTGAAGGAGGGGGTGCAATGGTTTTGGGCGGGGCAGGGGTGGTTGATTTAAGATTGATTATCTCTTTCTCGATTATATCAACCAGCTTAAACCCAAGCTCAGCCATGTTGGCGGCGTTGGTCATCAGGTTCAGGTGCCACTGGCCGTTGTGCGATACTGCAATTATCCAGCGCCAGGGAGCTTCAATAACCGCTATCATATCGAACTTATAACCGTATTGGCCCCAAAACATTACGAACATATCTTCAACTACTTTCACCTGCCCGTATTTGCGAAGCACACGCCAGGGATTATTGATATAACCGCGGCATTTAATACAGGTAACTTCGTTGGTGTTTGAAGTATGAAAAACATCAACAGGCCGTTTCATATACCCGCAGCGCATGGTTAAGTACCGCGATTCTGGTTTTTTACCGTTAACCGGATCGATTAGGTGGATGGCTTGTTTCATTAGTTAAATAATTAATCTTATTGGAATTGCCTCGATTTCTGCAGAGGGAACACTGCACTCCTGAAGTTCTTTTTCAAACTGTTGTGTATCCTCGTTTTTGCCAACTGCAACCCGGGTGATAAATGCATGAACTTTTATTCCGGATTCGGTTTCGCCTTCCCAAACCCTGGCGGGAACACCATCGGCCATCGGCCCGGGTTTAAGCATTACAATTTTCGAAGTTGATGTTAATGTTACTTTCATTGATTAAGTTTTAGGTAAATAGGTATCGGTCATTCTCTTCAATTATGGTAGTTCTGAACGGAAAACCGTTTTCAGGTATCTTTTGTATCACTTCAATCAATCCGGTTGCGCTGGTAAAAACAACGTGTTTCCGGTTATCAAACGATATCTGCAGGTGCAAACATTTACCGGTTCCTTTCTCCTGGAATGCTTTCACCTTAGAATCTTCAACTTTGAAATGATGGACCACGACCTCACGGTTCAGAATTCGCGACATTTTAATCTTGTCACCTTCAAAAGCCTGGCTTTCTACCTTTATATTGAATTGGCTGAATGTGTTCATGCGAGTAGTTTTTTCAATAGATTTCTGGAATTGCAGTGCGCTGCCCATCCGTTGTATGATGCAATTGATTTTGCATTTCTTCTGGTTTTCAGCATCCTTGCAAAGTTTTGTTTTATGCTTTTCCGGAGCAGTGTGTGCGTGTGATGGAACACGTGACCAACAAAATCAATCCCTCTGTTATCGACCGGAAATACCTGGTAATTTTTCTTTATCTCCAGCTTCAGGTTCCCGGCCATGTACTGCCTGATTTCGGACAGCAGCTGGTGCAAATAAGGTTTATCAGCAGCGAGTATTATAAGGTCATCAGCATACCGGAAGTAATACTTTACCCGTTTTTCCTCCTTCATCCAGTGGTCGAAATATGCGAGGTAAAAATTGGCGAAGTATTGCGAAAGATAATTTCCGATTGGAAGGCCATCGGTACTGTCGATAATTTCATCGAGCAGCCAAAGCAGGTCCTTGTCTTTGATTTTTCTCCGGAGTAATTGCTTCAGAACAGCATGGTCGATGCTCGGATAAAACTTCCGGATATCGAGTTTCAGGCAAAATTGAGTATTGTCAACATCCCGGAGAGCACGTTTTACAGCATTGGCCGCAGCGTGTATTCCTTTTCCCTTGATGCACGAATAAGTATCTGCCGTAAATACGGATACAAATATTGGCTCCAAAACATTCATAACAGCGTGATGGGTGATACGATCGGGAAAATAAGGCAACCGGAATATCAATCGCTCTTTGGGTTCAAAGATGGTGAACGTGGTATATTCCGACGTTTGATAAGTTTTATCCTTCAGCATTTCGTGCAGCTTTTGAATGTTTTCTTCCCGGTTCCTGTCGTGCCCGATTACTCCAGGCTGTTTCGATTTCCCTTTCCGGGCAATCGCATCAGCCAACTGGAGGTTTTCGATGCTGTAAATTCGTTCGTATAAATTTCCAATCCTTTTCATTGCCTTTGCTTTTTACTGGTCGCTTTCTCCCGATGTATACCGGGATACCAGCGCCCGTTAAAATCACTTTGTTTTTTGCACTGTTGGCAAGGTCTACGCTGCCAGTATCGCATAGGTGAGAGCTGACATTCGTATTCGTGTTATCGTAGTTGTAATTCGAATTCGAAAAACTGAAACCGGAAGACAGAACTAACAGCAACGCAGCGTACAACCTTTTTTATTTTATTCTGAATACAGGAAATATTCCTTGTACTCTTCCTTGAACTGTTCGGCTATATACATTGCCTTCTCTGATGTATCAGTGCAAAGGCGAGAGCCGACAGACGTAACCGCGTAATCGTAGGTGTAAGCCGAATACGAAAAACCGAAACCGGAAGACAGAACCCTGTACCATGGATAGTATTTCCACTGCGATGATTTACTCCAGTCGGGACGCCAACCGTTATTAATAGCCTTGAAGATTACCATCAGTTTGTAGGCTGCAACAACAGGTTTTCTGAGGTCGTCATCCATAATTTCTGATACATCTGGCAACTTGGTTGTGATCCTAATCTGTTTGCAGGCATCTTCAAAAGATTTAATCGTTCTGAAATCGAATACAGGTTCATTTTTTGCTGATTTTTTAGTCATGTCGTTTATTTTTTAATAGTTAAGAATTCTTCATAGATATCAATGAATTGGTTGGCGGCATAAGTGCATTTCTCCTCACTCTGAAAGCAAAGGCGAGAGCCGACAAACGTAGTCGCGTTACCGTAGAGGTAATACGAATCCGAAAAACCGAAACCGGAAGACAGACGGAAATAAGGCCAGTATTTGCGCTGTTCGGTGTTGTTCCAATCTGGTTTCCAGCCTTGGTTAATTGCGGCAACAATTACCTTTAGCTTTTTGTAAGCGATTTCGTCAGGATCTTCCTCTGCATCAAAAATTGGTTTGCACGAATCATTCGTTATACCCAATTTCTCACAGGCATCTTCAAAAGTTTTGATTTCTTCATACGTTTCTGGCTGAAAGTATTCAGCGCCAAATTCCTGTTCCAATTTTTCCTTCAGCCATTCCGGGGCTTCAGGATAAATTCTTTTAGCTTCTTGCTTTGTAATTTCCATATTTATTTAATTTAAAGTGAGTTACTTACTGGTTATCTAAGATTGCATAAATCAATGTTTGTTTTCCTGATGCCTGGGCAACGGTTATGTTCATGGTTTCGGCTATTTCGAAAAGCTGCGGCTTACTCATTTTATTGAGTTCTAAAATGTCGTACCGGCGCGAGAATTTCTCGATCAGATCGTGGTGGTATTCTTTTGTGGCGCTCATGGTTGGATGCTGGATGCTGGATCCTGGTTACTGGATGCTCTCTGTTCGCGTATTATTTTTTGGAGCCGCAATATTTGATCGGCTCGCTCCCTTGATATTTCAACCTTTCCAATTCCGGGAAAAGTTGCGGTAACCGTGGTTTTAGTTTTCATTTGTTTTACGTTTTATTGGTACAATAATAAAGTCGGTTTTTTCGCCGTGAATGATTATTTCTGCGTGGTGCTCGTTCCAGAGCTTTTCGATAAGGGCAACCATTTCTTCAGAGAGTTTTTTATCGCGGGTATTCATAATCCGGTTTTTTTTGGTTCGTTTAATTTATGGGCGCAATAATTCCAGTAAAGTATTATCGCTACCACTATCAGCTAGGCAATAAACCATTCCATAATTCATCAGTTTAAGCTGGTTTCTATTAGCTGGCGAAGTTCTTCGTGCCGTTTCTGGTTCGAAGCGGGAATTAAAAACCGCAGTACTGTTTCTTTCCGCTCGATGTAGGCTTTTGCGCGGTCGGCATCAACCAACGAGGGGATGGCGTGTTCGATGTTTGCAATTTCGGTTTTTGCGAAGTTGCTGTCGAGGTGGCCTTTGTGGGTTTTCAGCAGATACCGGCGCTGTGCCAGTATGCTCCTGAGCAGGCTTTTCACGTTTTTAAGAAATTCAGTTTTTGTCATGATTTTGCGGTTTAAAAACCCTCCCGGCTATCCGGGAGGGCAGTTGTTGCACTGGTATTTATTTATTTATGCAAAAAAAGAAATTACAGTTTTTTGTAGTTCTCGCAGTAAACGGTAGCTATTTGCGGCTCGCCGTCTTTAATAACCTTAAGCTCTACAGCGTTGGCGTAGGTGCTGGATGTGGCCGGGTAGGCTTCAAAAATATCACCTGGTTTCAGGTCGAGGTCTTTTAATTGCTGTGGCAGGGCGCCGAATAATTTTATTTTCATATCTGCTGGTATTGAATGGTGATGATTCGTTCGAGTAATTTTTTACCTCCACACACGGTGCAAACGGCTATATCGTGGTTGTGCATTTCGCGCAGGTTGCCATCTTTAACCGTGCCGCGGCCTTTGCATTCGGTGCAAACCACTATTTTTTTCATGGTTATCATATCAGCGTGAGTTTGCGAATCATTAACTCGGTGCGGTAATACACGTCGCCTTTGGTTTTATCGATAAATTTGCGGCCTTGCAGGTTAAGCAGCGCGTTTACTTTGTCGCCGTGTTTTATAACCGGCATTTCGCCAATGGTTTTGTTCCAGGCTTTGCACTCGTACTCGTCGTCGGTACCCACTTTTTCGCCAAACTCGTTGGTGTAACCTGGTTTAACCAGTACAATGGTCTTATACTCGTGTTTGCCATCCTGTGTGCGTTCGGTTGTCCCTACTTTATCGACTAAAAATTTATGTTCCGGTAATAGCATAGTATATAGTTTTTAATTTCTAATTTCTAATTGTTAAAAAAAGGGGAGGACTTTAAATCAAAGTTTTGTTAAAATAAGTTTACCAATAAACTCATGTGAGATGCCTCCCCTGGTAGTTTCACTTTATGATTAAAGAACGCCGGGTATTTTGGTTAGGCTCCCGTAAGCCGATTATGTTTTTGAAAAGGAAGCGGGGCCACCCGGACGCTTTAGAATATTACATCCCGATAGCTATCGGGACCATTGAATAAAATGGCGACCCCGCTGTTATTTAAATTCCAAACTCCACCGCTTTTGCAATTAGCGACGCCATATTTGTGGCGCCCATTTTCTCTTTAATAACCTCTATGCGGCTTTTTAGCCCGGGCACCGACATAAAAAGTGATTCAGCCGTATGCTCTATTGTTTCGCCTTTTTTAAGGGCGGCCAGTGTTTTAACTTCAAAGTTTTTTAAACCTGCAGTAAGGCTGCACAAGCGCCCACGGTGCGGGCAGTCATAATCTTTACACGCATGGTTATAGGCATCGGCTGCCAGGTTGCCATCTTTAAAGTCGGGCGTTTCGTCGAGTGCCCCAACCACACAGCGGTACCACATTTCGAAACCTTCAGAAAAAGCGGTTATCCCTATTTTTTTAAGGTAACTTTTGCTTGTTTCGTCCTTCAGAAACGCGTCGGTAATAATGCATTTTACTTTAAGAGTAGCGTCCTCAAATCGTTGGGCCTGTCCGTTATGGATGAGCCATTTTTCGTTGTCAAACAGGAAGGATTCAACACCTTCGAAAATCCCTGCCGGAATTTTGTTTTTAATTGTGTAATACCGTAACTTTGTCATTGTCTATTATTTATAAGCCCGGGGAGGTGCTGGTAACACCGATAATCCGGGCTTTGTTTTTGTTAAATATCGAAAAGGGTTTTTTCTTCCTGAATTATTTCGCCATCCAGCGCGCGGAGTTTTGCGTTTAACCGGTGAATTACTTTTGTTGAGCGTTCGAGCGTTATGGCCATGTCGGGCGAAAGGCTGTTCATTACCTTATCAACTTCGATTTGAGCTTTTGCTTTTTGGCTGAGCAGCTCTTTGCGGCCTGTAATTACCCCATGGAAGTAATCGTACAGCACACCGTAACATTCCCATTTGTATTTTAGCAATTCGGGCGATGATGATTGAATGTTAAATATCCATCCGTAAACATAAAATTCGGGTAAGCAAAGCATTTTTCTGAGCTTTCCATCGGCGGCAACTACCGTCTGTTCAGACGGGTGTTGAGACAGAATTTCATCTTCTTTTAGGTTTTTTCGTTGGGCTTCAAAGTCAACATTTAGTGCTTCGCAAATTGGTTTTAATGCAATCCAGTACTGGCCATCGGCAGCCACGAAATAAATGGTTTTACCATTGAATTCTAAAAACTTTTTAGTTTCGGTTTTCATGGCTACTGTGCTTCAAGTATTTCTACAACTTCAATTTCAGTAGATTTCATCCACTTTACGCTGCCATTAGTGCCTCTTCTAACCTTTGCAAATTCGCCGCTGGGAGAAACTTCTGCCAATGTAACTTCCATCACATTGTCGTTATCCGCCTTTATTAGCAGCCGAGCCGTAACTAATTTTTCTAATTCCATAACTAAATTTTTAAAGTGATTTATTTAAGTCTTTTTCGAGCTGGTTATGTAAAGCGAGTTTTATGTATGCCGATTCGCTCATATTTAAACTTTCTGATGTTTTTTTAATCAGGTCGCGCATTGCTTTGGGTATTACAGAATTTATTTTATCGTCGTTGCGCTGCATTAATAAATTCATACTTTTTGATGTTTCAGTGTTCATATTTTAATATTATATTTCTGATACAATACTATAATATATTTCGAACATTCGCAATATATTCCGACAATAAAATGCGATTATTTTATTATTTAAAATTAATCTAAACGTAATATGCTAAATTATAATAAGATACTATCCGCAATAAATTTCGAGAGAGTTCCGAAGACTACAATTGCCAATATATTAGGGATAGGGGAAAGTACGTTTAGAAGTCGCCTGGATAGAAAGAACTTAACTCCTGACGATGTAGAAAAGATAGCAGATTACTTTGGGAAGCCGATTGGTTATTTTTTCGACAGGGAAGAAAAAGACGTTGCCGGCGAACCCGCAGCAGCGTATAAAAACGGCGATGTTTGCCAGTTGTGCAAGCAAAAAGACAAGCAGATAGAAGAATTAAAATCGGATAAGGAATTTTTAAAAGAAATGCTTTTAGGTAAAAAAGAGACCCACAATGGAAATAGTGCATTGCACGGCGAGGATACAAAGAGAAGCAAAACCGGATAGCCCGGCAAGCGTGATTTACGCAATTTTGAGTAGGTGATTTACGCAGTTTTTAGTAAGTAAAACCCGCAAAAAATTTAAAAACCCAGTGATATGAATATAAAAGTAAGTAAAATGGTAGCGGCTAACCTTGCCGAACAATTAAGGGAGCGGTACGGTGTAGTTTATGATCAGTTAGATATAATGTCGGAATCGCCCGCGTTTAACGAGCAATACATTAAAGTTGACAAACTTAAAATTTCTGCAGATATCGATGCATTAATTACGGTACTGAAGGAAATAAAGAAAATCAAGGGGGATTAAGGCTGTAGTGCATAATTCATTCAAATAACAATTTTTCAAACGTGTTAAAATGCTGATTTACAGATTGGAATATAGCGTTGTGAGTACTCCCGCCCCGGGTACTGAAACACTTGGACCTTATACCGGAAGCCTTGATAACAAAGGGCTTCCGGTTGTTTTTAGAACCAAAAACAGCATAAAAATTCATTCAAATATCATCCTTCATTCAAATATCATTCAAAAAAAATGCCTGTAGCTAAAATATGGTTGAACACAAAAAAACCGCGAAAAGAGGGCGAAGTGGCCGTGTATATCATGGTCCATATCAACTATAAAAGCCTGAAATTCAATACAGGAGTGTTAGTTCACCAGAATAACTGGGACGAAAAGAAGAACAGGATCCGCGGTGTTTCGAAAACTGTTAAGGATGATAACCTGATAATTGAGAAGTCGATGGCACAGATGAACGATATTTTTGTGCGATACCGGCTTCAGAATGCCGAACTCACTCCGGATTTGCTCAAAAACGAATGGAAAAACCCGGCCAGGAGAATAGATTTTTACGCTTTTTTCGACGAAGCTATTAACGAACGGAAAAAAGAAATCAGGAAACAAACCTGGAAGAACCATTGGTCAGAAGTGAACAAACTTAAATTGTATAAGCCAAAACTTGCTTTTTCTGAAATTAATGCCAACCTGCTGGAGCAGTACAAGCGCTGGCTGAAAACAGAACGTAAAAACGATATCAACTCCATCCACACATCGATGAAGGTGTTGAAAACCTATACCAACATTGCAATTCGGAAGGGGATTATAACGGCCAATCCGTTTGAGCTGGTGAAGACCAAGCAGGTAAAACCTGAGCGGGTTTTTCTATCGGTTGCAGAGCTGCAGGCGCTGTGGGAACTGTACCTGGCTGGAACGCTTCCGGAACACAGTCAAAAAATAGTAAGGCATTTTCTGTTTATGTGTTTCACCGGCCTGCGGATATCCGATTTCTTTGTGATGGCCAGGCATAACATTAGCGGCAATCTGCTTGTTTACTACCCCATTAAAACCAAGGGCGTTAAGAAAATACCGGTAAAAGTACCGTTAACAAAATATGCCCTTCAGCTGATTGCCGACGAAAACAGCCCTGATGAATTGCTATTTCATGCCATTACCGAGCAGAAAATGAACGAGGCAATTAAAAAGATTGTGAATGAAATAGGGTGTTTCAAGCCAATTACCAATCACAGCGCCCGGCACACTTTTGCAACGGTTTGGCTCAGTAAAACTCACGATTTGGCAGCCCTGCAGGTTTTACTGGGACACAGCAAAATAACCGATACTATGATTTACGTGCATGTTACGGAAGCAATGCTGAAGGAACAGATGAAACTTTTCGAGAAAGAGGTGTTTGCTAAAAAGAAGGTTAAAAAGGCAAAAAAAACACCCGATCCTTCCTCTGAAGAACCGGGTGCATAAACTAACTAAACCAAACTTATGAAAAATTATAATCTGCCCCAAAGGGATAACCATAATTCGAATTCTGTCTGTTCTCACAGTAATTATAGCGATTGATTGAACAAAATTGTCTATTATTTATAAGCCCATCGGTGAATTGCAACGAGGGCGGTTTATTCAGATCTGATAATCGAAAATAGTTTGCATCGGTAACTGTTGCCACAGGCACAACCACTTCATTCGTCTGTTCTGCAAATTCTGAATAGCACGTTCGCAACTCAAAATTGGCAAGGTAGGTAAACTCGACCTCCCGCGCTTCTACTGTATAAACAGTAAAATCAACATTATCCTGAACCACATAAGCGCACTGGGCGGTTACCGGGTCGGGAACTAAATCAGGTGGCGGAGCTGCAAAGCATACCACCGAAAACAGAAAAGAAATAAAAAACAAGATTTTTTTCATCGGTGTAAATTTTTATAGTTATACAATTAAAATTGAAATTTAGATTTTTGGGTGGTGTGGTGAAAGGACAGAAAAAGGCCCTGCCTCTGCAGAGCCTTTTTTCGAATTAAACAAATTAATTAACCTAACTAAACCAATAAATATGAAAAAATTTACAGAGTTGAAGGTAACCAGGGAATGAGTGTAGTGAAAGGACAGAAACCACCCCTGCAACCACCCCGGCCTTCGGCCACCCCTCCCGGGGAGGGGAATGCTGTTATTTTTTAAACATGATGACATTGTGGTAAGCAATTTTAGAATGGGGGTTGGAGCTAAGAACAATTTGGCTGAATCCCTTGGTTCCCCATTTAATGAATAAAAACTGGCGGGGAATTCGATCGGCAAATTGCTGTAGTGTGTCGCGGCTCACAATTGAACCGTTGAAAACGCCATTTTCCGCACAGCCCAAAGCAGATACCCATCCATCGCTAAAATCGATACATTTTAAAACAACCGGTGCGTTATCGCGGTAAACTATCGAATCTTTAATAACTGTTTTTACTGGTGTTGTGGTAACTACCCCGGTTTCTGAAGCGCTTTCCAAACGCCTTACTTTCAGGTTTAATTTATTAACGGTTTCTAGCAAATTACTGTTGTGCTGTTTGAACTCACGGTTGGTAAGTGTAAGCTGGCCAACTTCCAGCACATTCAAACTGTCGGCTGTTTTGTAGCGTTTTACATCGGTCAGAAGCGCATCCTGGTTCGCTTTTGTGCGGATACGTTCGGTTCGTTCGGTTTTCCACAGGAAACCCAATGTTACTAAAGCAATCAGCAACACGGCCACAATTGCTATTTCAATTTTCAGGCGGGTCATTATGGGTTTTTGGTTTTAGCATTTCGTTTTTATCAGCACTTCCTTTAGAACTACCAAAAAAATAGTTTACAACCGCACCAACATAACCAATCAATGCGCCGATTGAAAGATTAAGTAAATCAGAATTAGTTTCAGGTATAGTTACATATACTAAAACCACAAGTAAAGCCATAAATGAAGCAACAACAAGCGCGCCAAGCGCGTACATGTAAATCTCTTTTGTTTTCATACTATATAATTTTTAAAGTGAATTCATCGGGTAAATACATCAGCATTTTTTCGAGCGTTGCGCCCGATTGTGTTATGTCGGTGGTCCCGTCGGTGTTGATGTCGATAAAGTCTTTTCCAACCAAAATGCACCCTTTTGTATCTTTATTAAAATTGCCTTTGTGAATGAGAATTTCAGACCTCCCGGGTACGCCGGTTACATGAAACACTTTCCCAAATGTGGGACTGTTGTGTTTGCGCACCTGGTAGGTTCCGGCTGGTATGCACGATATTTGTTTACTATTGTCGAGCCACGGCAATTCAAGGGTTTTACATTCGAATACCTTAGATATTCCGCTAAACGCCTGAAACTGCCCCAGCGTTTGTTTACCGTCGTCGGTTAACCTGGTTAATATTGTTTTCATTTTTTTGCACGTTTTGGTTCAGGTTTATACTCGCAGTGAAATACTTCATGCTCGGTTTCCAGTTTGGCAACCCGCTTATCGGTTTCGTCGATGTGCCGCGCGTTTGTTTCGATATAGGTAAAATGTGCTTTCAGTTGTTCGTCAATTAATGGCTGTCGAATTTGGTACTGCATTTGCAACCCATTTACAATAATTTGAAGTTGCTCAACCGCTTTGGTTAAATTGTCGGTTGCCAGGGTAATTGCCGAATCGCGTTTGCTCATAAAGTAGCCAATCAGCGTAACCGCTATTCCTAAAACTATGATTGTTAATACCAGAAGCAGTTTTACACTTTCGTTCGATAAATTTTCAACTCCTATCATCTTCATCATTTTAATTGGGTTTGTAAATCTTTTTGTTTTTACTTCACATATTTTGCATAAATTGAATAACTTCCACCTGTATCAAGTGTTGGGGTTCCAAATGGGTCACTTAATACACCTGTTCCATAGGTTAATGTTTTATATGCTCTCGGTAATCCGGTTGCATTATCTACATAAAAATTTCCGCTTGTTCCTGATTTATTATAAGCCAACCAAATAACAGTACCACTTGCAACAAATACAGGTGTAATTAAATCAATTTTTTGCCATTCGGTTACATCTGTTATTTCAACGCTTCCGGTACTTGCAATTAAAGCATTTGGAGAAGCTGAATTATCACTATAAATTCCTAATGAAACCGAATTGGTTGAAGTGGTATGATAAACATACATTGAAGTCAACCATCCATCTTCTGACATTGTATATGAGTTAGCTCTCAAAGTGCCTCCTGTTGTAGTTGTCAATCCTCCTATTGTTGTAATTCCGATTGTAGCCAATGCTGATACTGTTGTATTATCGTTTGCGCTTGATGAAATGTTTCCGGCTGCATCCATACACCACGCATAAAGAGTTAAAGCACCCTCTGTTGAAGTAAAGTAAAGTTCTGGTATTGTATCAGTCCATGCTTCACTTCTTGATGGCGTTGTAGCCGATGTTGTTAAAAGATATTTAGTAGGTGAGCCTGTTGTGGTAAACGAAAGTATATCAACTAATCCACCGCTTGTTTCTTCAATTGTAAAAGCAGTAACAACTGGTGCAATCGTTTCTGCTTGTGTTTCTGAAATATAGATTAAATCTAATCCTGTTATAACTTTCGATGCAAATGGTTGTACTTGTATTGTATCACCTGTAATATCATCACCTGTAAAAGCCTCTTTAATTGAAGTTGCATTATTCACATACCATACAGCCAAACTTTTAGTATTATTGTATAACATTCTTTCAGTATGATTAGCAGGCAAAGTAGACACATCTATTGTAGAATTTGCATCCTGAGTTGTATTAGTCCTCCATGTTGCCAAATCTTCATAAACAATAGCATTAGTACCATCAGTAAAATTCCGAAATACATCCGCATTATAATGACTGACATATATATTACTGTCAGAATTAAGTGTTCTTCCATACCTGTAACCAACTACACATTGATTGGCATTATTAATATAATTTTGGTCTAATACGTAAACTGAATTATATTTTGTATAAAATGTACCAACATCATTTGAACCATTTGCGTATAAACCAATGTTTGCAGATAAAATAGTATTGTAACGAACAATATTATTAGCACCACATTCAGGATTTTGTACTATTGCATGACCTCCTGAATTATAAATCGAATTGTACTCAATTGTAACATCATGCACTCGGTTATCTAAATAAATTGGGTATGCCTTATACCCTGTACTAACAGGTCGCCCATTTATATTACCAATAACATTTGTCAATATATTTCTTCTTACAACCGAACCTGCAACTCCTGGTGCTGAAACTAAACCTGAGTTGAAACAATATATACCACCGCCATCGTCAACTGTTAAACAAACTGAATCAATATAATTATTTTCTATTGTATGATTTATCCCTCCATATCGTATGGCATTGAATCCTACATTTACAAATCTGTTGTAACTAATTATGTTATCATCCCCTCTACTAACAATACCTCTACCTGCGTTTGAGTATGCAGGGTTTTCCATTCCAGATGTTCCAAAATTCTTAATTAAGGCAATATTGGTAAGTGTATTATCAGTAAAAGTTGAATTATCTGCAACGGAATAAATACCATCATGATTAACATTGCTAATTACATTACCAGAAACTTCAATATTATCTATTGCAGTACCGAGATTAATTGCTGTATTATCAAAATCAGAAAAATTATTGTTTGTAATTACCCAATCATTGCAGGTAGTCAATTCAATCCCATTATTTTTTGCCTGTAAAAATTCAAGGTCTTTTACTGTCACATTATCTTTACCACTTGCATAAATGCAATTATTCAAGGTAGAAGCACGAACAATATAATTATCAGGATCATCACCATTTGGTGTCCAGAAATACAAACTATCAGTTGCAGTATTATAATACCAGTCACCAGCCTGAGTGAGAAATTCAAGTTTATTACACAAAAAGAAACCATAACCTACTGTAATATCATAAGTCAGTGGTGCAGCAATTGTAAATGTTTTTGTTGCAGCGGTGTAATCTGTAATAGTTGACTGTTTAACTGTCCAATCATTATCACGAGCTATAATTGTAGCATTATTATAATAATCATCTGTTTCTGTTGCTACGTAAGTTGATATAAATTGAGTAGTACTGTTTACTGTTGTTATTTCATAATTCCAGTCATTATCTTTTGGATAACGTGCCAGTTGCATTCTTTCATCATCAATAAATAACTGGTTTACATCGGTTGTAAAGTGGGTTACATAAATGTTTTCAGCCAATTTTCTTTTAGTCCATCCAGTTATTACTTCTGAACCATAGATTTTTGGGTTTGCCCCTCTGCCATACTTTTTATAAGTAATATTTGAAATAGGTACAGTTGCACTTTCATTCCAATATTGTCCTGCTTTTAAACCGATTCTTTCACCATCTGCAACTATTGTATTAGCTTCTGCAATAGTCTGAACAGGGTAAAACCATGTACCAGAATTACTGTCGCTACCATTCACTGCGTCAACAAAAACATCTGCCTGAAATAGTTCAAACCAATCCGTATCAAAACTGATTGAACTGATTAGAAAAACAGCTATCAAAAAAAGATTTTTCATAATAATTAATTTTAATGATTTATATTTCTAATATGTTATTCTCATATATCCTGCTGCGCCATTACCACCTGCCCTGTTTGTAGAAGTAGTGGCACAACCACCTGCTCCACTACCACCATATGTTGAACCTGCGGCACCTGCACCTACTGTATTTCTTCCTGCTCCACCGGCTCCACCATTTTCTGTTTTTGCTGTTCCTGCTGTTTCATTTGTAGCATTCCCACCTACACCAGTTGAACCTGCACCACCACCGCCGCCGCCGGAATAACTTGCAGAAGTACCTGCTCCACCATTCCCACCTGCATAAATAACATCGCCAATACTTCCGGTTGTAACTGCTGTTGTAGCTGTTGCCCCACCTGTTGTTGCATTTACTGCCCCACCAACACCACCATTTGCTGCTACTAACGCAGTACCAAATGTTGCCCCGAAAAATGTAGGATTGCCATTTACCTGTGCTGTTGATGAACCTGTTACTCCACCACCAACTGTATAAGCTGTGTTTGCGGTTACGTTTACAACCTTTTTTGAGTAAGTTCCTCCAGTGCCACCTGCTGCTCTTGCGCCTGTTCCGGTTGCTGCTCCACCTGCTCCACCACCACCCCAACATTCAACCTGAATGTAACTTACAT